GAGACAGCCAGTGCCAGGCCTTGTCTGGGGGCTCCGATGCGACGTTTTTTATGATCTTGTTTGTTCTTGTCTTTAGCTGCTGCATGAACAGAGGGAGATCGACCTTATTGGAGTTGATCTGATTGATAATCAACTCAACAGTTGACTTGGCCAATTCAAGCGCCTGTGAATCCTCAACCTTCACAGCTGGGGGCAGCCACACCCTTGATAAGATCATCAACGTTTTTGGTATTGAATCAATATCAAGAAATTCAGCATCAACATTCGCCGCAAAGTCCTGGGCATACTTGTTAATGTCTGGGTTCGAAAGTATTTGCTTGAAGGCAATCTGGGCCATGCTGATAGGCCCAACGTTCATTATCGTCCCAACGAAGTTGCCTCCCTTCACCTTCATTGAGCTCGTTCCATTGAGGTATTCGTTCATTACCTTTTGTAGTTCTGCTCCGCGGAGTCCTTTGGTAAGAAACGCAATTTCCTGATTTACCGCAGTAAATACCTCAATGCCCTTCTGGTATGCGTCCAGTATCCTTTTGCTCATCCCTGCAGCAGACTCTTGTTGTGACACCCCCTTAATGAAGGCGTCCAGTTTCCACCCCATCTTGGCCAGTTCTGACTGTAGATCGAACACCCAACTTCTGAATCGGTGGTCTTTATTAAATAGGCGGCGAAAGTCCCTAGTAGATACGCCCGTTCTATGTATGGACTTAATGTCATTGAGAAGAGACTGCCCCATCATCTCTGCTTTGGGGAGCAGTTGCGTAGAGCGGATCTCCAACTCATTGAGGCCCTTTGTTAAAAGCCTCACGTCATCCGGAGTCAAGACCTTCTGCGGGCCCTTCGCCAGGTCGGCAAACTGCTTTGTTGCTATGGTTGTTTTCTCTCCAATCTCTTCGAAGAATCGATCAACAACTTCTTTCCCGAACTTTTCGTGCATCTTTGATAGAAAAAGCGGGGAGTTAAGAACTATACCGGCCGATGTTTTTTTCAAGACCCCCTTCGATCTCAAGGGGTTAATCTTCGAGCCGCTAGCCTGAGCAGACATCAGCCGATCTTTTACGAGGTCAATGCTTCGAACAAACTCATCCGCCAGGCCAAGAGCCATGTGCCCCAGTCCGTGCTCGGCTATCCTTGCTCTAGCTACAACCGCAGAAAACATGTCGTCTTGCTTTGTCATCTTCGCTGCGGACTTGAACAGGTGTGCCTCCATTGCGGCCAGTTCCGATGCCGCAAGGCCTTTGTTTGCTCCTGCGGCCGCCAGTCCCTTCCTGGCCTTTTCCTCTGCGGCAAGAAGGCCCATGTGCTTCTTTCCGGCCTGACCTTTAATTATATCTTCCGTTTTGCGGGCAATATGCTCCTTGCCCCGAATAAGCCTCGCCCTGCGTTTAAGGTAGAGCATCGCGTCGCCCTGGCTCAAAAACATGTCTTGCAGTGGGCGCCGCAGTTCTTCTGGAAGGTCCGAAAAGCGTTTCGATTTGGACATCATGTTTAAGAAGTCTTGGTCAGAGGTCCGAAGAAGGGCGTCTGTTACTTCATTTATAGATTTCCCAAGTTTAGACTTGTAGTAGGCGACATCAGATGCAGATCCGCCCGATATTTCACGGACAAACGCGCCTCCTGTGTTTATCGTCCCTTCAACAAAGTCTTGCTGGTCCCTTTCTAGGGCCTTTCGGGCGGCCTTAGACCTAACTAGATCTTTTTGATTCTTGGCCAGATCTTTTGCGTACCTCTCCGCAAGAGTATCAACGGCCTTTTTATACGATCCGCTTTTCAGTGGAGTCCCAAAAAATGAAGCGAAAGTCCCTCGCGCCCCAACCTGTTTTCCAAACACCCCCGAAAGACCAAACGGAAGGGAAGAGTAAGACTGAATTAGGGAGTCTCTATTCTTTATTAAGTTGATTTGTGCAGCTCGAAACAAGAGGTCTTTTTTCCGCTTTTCAATCTCTGCTATTTTTTTCGTCTTTTGCGCACCGCCCATCATCGCCCGCGCCCGATTCAGGTCCGCCTCTGCGTTTCGAGCCTCTTCTAGTACGTTGTGAAGGTTCTTTTCGTACCTCTTCTCTATTGCGGACACGTCCGCTGAAATACCTACCCCTTCACGGGCCTTCAACTGATTCATAAAGTTGTGATATAGGTCTTGGTCTTCATATTTGACCTTGTTCGCCCACTTCTTAAACCCTCCCGCCGCTAGTTCTTCGGGGGTCATCTCCATAAGCTCTTTCAGCAGCTTCTGCTGCGTGCCAAGCCTTGAGGCCTGCAACGCGGCCCCCGATAGGCCCAGGGCCTTCATGGTCGCCTTGCCCCCCTTCCCTATCGGGCCCAACAAAAGGGTGGGATCGGGATCGACAAGTATCAGGCCAATCATTGCCGCTACACCTGGAACATGCGTCATCCAGGTCTTCTCTAAACCCTTCGGTGTCAGTATCTGGGCGATATTTCCATAATCGTCCGTAATGTCATACCCTCTGCGAATCAGCTTCACATGCTCTGGGGTGCCCCAGCCTCCTGCGTGGATGGCGGATCCAACAGAGGTGCTTAACGCAACATTGCCCATATATTCCAATAGGCCCTGGTCTTCTAGCGTTGTGCGTGCCTGGTTGTAATACGCATCCATTGGCTGAACGCCCGCCAGGGTCGCTCTAATTGGAGAGTAGACCCTTGCTAAAGCGTCGGCGCCGCCAGGCACCAAAGATAGCGGATGCCAGTCGCGAATACCCCATGGGTTATTTATGATTTCTTGAGTCCTTCCTTCTGGGTCTCTGTCAACAAAGAAAACGCCCGTTCCCTTTTGCATTACCGCGGCCATCTCTTTGTTTGACTGCCCCGACGCTGAATCGTAGATTTTCCGCCGAACGTCAGGATTGAGAGGCGCCTCTGCTGTATGCCCGGCTTCGATTAGCTTTATGTGATAGTAATAATCCGTAAGGCGCTTCTTGGCCTTCGCAACATCAAATGCGTGCTCCCCAGACGCCGTCTTGTATAGCGGGATATTCACCGCATCGGTCTTTCGGTCAAGAAAGGCATTGAGGAGGCCGTCTCCCAAGTCAATTCCAAGCAGAACCCCCTCTGCGTCACCAGTCTTTCTTGTGGCCGCGGCCTTCCTTTTTCGCCTCTGTATATCGAGCTCGTCACCAGAAAGGATCCGGTTCTGCTCAAAGACCTCAACCTTGCCATCAGGGGATGTTATCTCGCCCCGAATTTTGTATGTCTTTTGCCCCTCTTGTGGAGTGATTTCAAGGAGCCGATTCAGAGCCTCTTCTCCGCCCCTCAATGCAAGAAGGGCCTCTGGGGCCCGGTCGAGGTCAACTAGATGGCCATGGTCTTTCTTGGCCTGGATTCGGGCGATCTCTTTTACAAAATCATTCTCTTTCAGGGCCTCGTTTTTTGGCACCTCGTTAAACAAAGACTTGTACGTGTAGTTAGCCCCAAGGCTAGAGTTCAACTCTCGAAGAAGCCTGTTCTGCTTATCAAATTCAGCGGCTCCAGACTTTTTAATCGCCCTTCTTTGAAGCGTCTCCAAGTAGAGGGGGTTCAGATCTTGAGCCTCTTTTGCCTTCCTCTTCTCTACCTTTTCCCCAAACTGTTCAGTTACGTCCCTCTCTACCCCTTCGGCGTGAGGGTCAATGCCCGCTCTTATTTGGGTGGCCGTCAGCTGCGGCTTGAGCTTTGGAAGCTGCTGCCTTGGAGTTATCCTTTTGGGGTACGTCCTGGGGTCAGACATTTTCTATTCCCCCCAGGAGCCAAACGGAGTAGCCTGTGCGCGCCTTGTTGCCGCCCGCGCCTTTTCCAACACCTTTTCCTTTCCTTTCTTCGCCTCTGCGGCAAGGGCCGCTCTTGCAGCCCCCGTGCGGAGTTCAGCCAGCCCCTCTTGTGGGTCGTATTGTTTCCAGACCTGCCTAGAGGGTGCCGGGCGCCGTATTGTGGGTTCCATCGCCTTAACCGACTTGGTTTTCTTGTTGAAAGAATCCAAAACGCCCTGTAAATACTTGACCCTCAAGGGGTCGCCCTCCCCCTGGGCGCCCGATAATGCCGCCTCTATCAGCCCGCGCGCATTGTCGGCCTGACGCGAGTCCACCGGCATTCCTCCAGGGAGCGCACGCCTCAAGTCCCTCTTCAAGGGGTCGTCCATTTTGGACCACATTCGATAGATTATAGAATTATACATGCCTGGACGGCCCTTCTCGGCAGCCTCGCCCCTTAAAAACATGGCGATTTGCTGGGCCTCCTCTGGAGTAGGCTGCTCACCGCTAATCATCGCCTTTAATTGATCCTTGAGCCCCTGAACCGGCTCGTCTACACCCGCGCCAGGTGGCTCCTCTGCCTTCAATTGAGCCATCAACTCATCAATGTTCAACGCCTCCCCTTCGTCAATTTCCCCCACAGGGGCCGTGGCGGGCAACTCTTCACGGGGCTCCGGAAGCGGCTTGCCCTTCATAAGGTCGTCAAGAAAGCGCGAAGGACTTCTATAAGCATGGGCGTATTTAGAATACATTTCTTCAAATTCTGGGTCTTGAAGAATCTCTAAGTGCAGCTCATGGTAGTCCCTTGCTGTAGTTACCCCCAGCTGGGACCGTAGTTCTTTCAAGGTTTCGCTGTCGGGATCGCCAACAACCATTCCTGGCGCCAACTCCTCCTGCATCTCGGTAATGTCCTCTGCGCTAACGCCCTCACCAAAGGGAACCCCAATGTCCTCCATTATTCGGTGAAAAGATCTGACGCCCGCCGTACCAGAGGTTCTATCGATCTCTTCTTTTAGATCATCCGCCTCCATAATCATGCCCACGAGGTTTCTGTCTTGTTGGGCCCCCGCATCCTCTCCAAAATCTATTTGTCTTCTCAGTTGATCATCTCCTGGCGCAGATTCAAGCAACTCACCTTTCAACTCACCATATGATAGTGGAGGAGAAAACGACGCAGCAGCCTTTTGCATTAACACGGAAACGTACTTTTGATCGTCTGGATTTTCAGACATTTTCCCAATTGCTTCCTTTAGTGTACCCAACATCTGCTGCACGCCAACCCCAGGGCTGCCCAGCCCCGCACTCCTCAAGACGCCTAACTGGTCATAAAGTTCCGCAGGGGCGTCTACGCTAATTAGCTTATTCAGTTCATTCCAGGCCCCCATTTTTTGAGCAAACTTCTGACCGTCAACCGTAGTCGCGTTCTTCTGAATGTCCGCCAGAATTTTAGCCATATTATCGTGCCTGCTGATCATCGCATCTCGAATGGCCGCCGCGTTTTCTGATTCAATAGCCCTCCTGCGAGCACTTTCAGAATCCATAAGACCAGCAATGTCAAGCGCCTCCTGCTGCCTGGGGGTTCTAGTTCCAGCATACGCCTCCCCCATTCCTCGGACATGCCTGCCCTCCGTTCTTCTTGCGTAGTCATACTCACGCAAAAGCTCATCTAATCTAGCCCTAGCCTGTGCCATCATCGCCCCCCAAGAGCCTTCAAGACTCTTTGCCAAGCAGTAAGCGGCTCAACGTCCTCTACCTCATAATTAGCGCCACGCGGCACAATGGGAGAAGCCCCCTCACTCGGATTGTCTTTTTCTATGACATCACCTAAATCGCCGTACTCTGCAGAATACGGCCGGGCCGCAGGACGCCGCGGGCGGCCAGACGACATAATTGCAATTCGTTTTGAATGATCTGCATACATGGCGTTGATCTGATCGTCAGACAGCCCAACCAACTCCCCTGGAGGAACCTCCGCAATGTCCCGAAGCCATTCCTTTCTTTGCTCAATTGGACCAGTCCTGGCCGCCTTTGTCTCCTCCAAGCGCCTCTCCGCCGCCTTCCGCTGCGGGCCCTTCCAAAGCTGCTCAAAGCCCTCTCGCAAATCCTGAACCGGGCCGGTTGCCTGATCTTCCTCACGCTCCGCCCTACGAATATCGCGGGCCATTTCGCGCTCCCTTATCCCCCTCTCTCTGTAGTGACGTTCCAGTATCTCTGGAAGCTCGGCGGCCATGGCCGCGGCGGCCTCTCGCTGCCCACCCCTTGCAATCGCAGCCCGTGTCGCGGCGTCAGCTCCCGCAACAACCCCAGAACTCCCTGCAGGCGCCATCATAGCCTGCTGGGCAGAAGTCCTTGCCCCCACCGTCGAGGGGGCAAGATTAAGCGCCTGTTGATAGCCCGTTATATACGGGGCCCTTTGCTGCTCTTTTGCGTGCTCCTCGGCCAATTTCTTTGCCTTGCTCTTCTGCAAGAGGCCAGGCAAAGCGCCCACCGCAGTACCGATCGCACGCCCCGCGGCCTTTGCCCCAGGGCCTGCCAGAGGGCCGCCCGCAACCGTGCCCACTATGCCGCCCAGTGCGGAGCCCAGCCCTGCGCCTATCTGTGACTGGAGTTTAGATGGCATTATTCATCTCCCGTAAGCGCGGTGGGCTCTGGCGGAGACTCGCCCCTAAGTCGGTCACGGGCCTTCTGGAGTTCTTCAAGGGTCTTGTGTTGCTGCGCCTCTTGCCAGGCCAGTTCTCTGGTTTTTTGCGGGGGCCTATAGCCGGTGGAGGGAGACTCGGCCCACAGCCCCCCAACAACCGGCTCGGCCAGTTCTTCATGCCACCACTTGCTATATTCAAACAGGGGCCGTAGGGCGGGCGGGGCTCCCGCTATTATCTTTTCCCGCCTTTGCTGCTCTATGGCGCCCAGCAGTTCGCCTGCAAACTCTCTCTGTCCCGCCTTTAATTTTTCCCTTTCTATTAATTGAGACGCAGTGGGCGTCGCCAGTGCCTTGGCTTCTTCTGCCACCCTTTCAGCTATCTGCCTTGCGGTGGCGCCATCAGCGGCGGGTCGGCTGGTTCGCTGTCTTGGGCGCTTTTCATCTTGAAAGTCGCCAAAAATGTCATCAACAAAGTCGCTCATCGCTCACCTCTTACCTAAAAACAATATATCTTATACCGCGTGTCCGTACTCTTGTTTGGTAGACTATCCCCTCATTTTCGCTAGCGGGATGAAACAGTCTGATTTCAGCTGTGTGCCACCCCTTATTCAGGGTGGTGTGCTTATGTCCAGACCAGTGCCTTCCAAGGGTGTATTTGATTCGATCGATATTCGAGGCCAGAAGATAGTTTCTGCCCCCGACCATCCGTCTTATGTTTACGGGATCAAACGTACCATCAATAAACAGAGCGAATGTCGGATAGTTTTTCGATTGGTATGTGTCGTTCTTTCCGTCATTTATTTGGTTGAAATTCCATTGCAGGATACAAACAGAGTTGTCGTTTGGGACATAGAAACGAACCCCCAGGCCGGGCACAGGAATCATTTTCTTTGCGATTTCAGCGTCCGTGCTGTTTTGCTCGTCACCCAAAAACACATCGGCGAAGTAGTCTGCATTCGCTGTGGCCCCAACCATCTTTCCTGTGGACACGGAGCGCAGCTGAATGTGTTCATTTCCAAACTTCTGGCCAGCCTCAATGTTTACGCTGTCCAGGTGTCCATTTAACACTTCAAGCGATTGAACTCCCGTTGGGGTGGGGTAGTACCAATTTTCTTCAATGGTCTCGTTTGTCGGTGTGCCCCCCGCGATTAGTGGGCTAACGCCAGGCGTGTTTTTGTAGACTATGTTTGGCATTAGATCACCGTTGAGCTGGCGCGAAGCGCGATCACAGTTAAATTTGCACTTTTAATTGTAAGGGTACTGTCGTTATCAAATGGGTTCAGTCCGAGTCCGCCAGAGGCCTTTTTGATAATTGAGACCACTGCTCGCACTGCCTTTATTTGAGTAGATGGCGTCTTTACGTTTTGGCCATTTACCGTATTCTGTTGTGACGATACATTTATGATAGTGCGAAGAGAAATGTCTTTCGATGTCCTACTCTTTGTTAGTCCGCCAATCACCTGACCGTCTGGGTTCACCTGGCTCATTCTTCTTTCTGTGACCCTATATCGGTAGGGCGGTATGTTTGGAAAATTAACTGGAGCAACGGTATATGTGCTGTCTCCAAGGTATATGTGCTTCCAATCAGAGTTTTCATTCTGAATTTGAATCGCAACGGCGCACCCAAGGCCCTCGTCTGAATCTGTCAGGGTCTGGGTTCCCTGTTCAAAGAGCTCTACCTTCTCCACTTCGACATTAAGCAAGACAAGTATCTGACTTACTCCAAACCTGTCATTAAAGGCGCCTGTAAGGTCAATAGGGTCCGGAAAGGTGATTTGGAGATCGTTTCCAACTGAATCTTCAATTGGGGCCCACGTACCGTCATTGGGCGGATAGCCCATCCTATTTGCCGCGGCGGAGTCCGTGTCATTCCAATAGCACGCCCCCTGTTGCGTCGAAGTGCCGGGATCCCAATTACAGGTATATACCTTTGCCCCTATATCAGCTGCGTTGAACTCGACCGTCCCAGAAAAGACCACAAAACTAGGCAAGTGGCTCTCATTCAAACACCCTCGATCAAAGGCGTCCATAACCAGGGCGTCTACGCCAGACTTTACGTCAGTAAACCTAGCGTTGATATTCGTCGCATTAAAGGAGTCCTCTTCTTCAAATGGGGTGTAGTTTATTTCTCCCATATCTACCTCATTAAGTTGATGACAATCAGTTCTCGGTTCCCAACTTGAGTGAAAGAAGAAATTACGTTTGTAGGATTTGCGCCCTGCAGTGGGTCTACGCCCTTCGCCACCCCTTCAATCACAACATTGCCTGGAGGGACGGGCAATACGGCCTCGCACACCACAGGGAACCCATAAAAGCGCCCACACGACTCCGACGCTGGACTGGCAAGCCTGAACTCTGCGGGAGGGACGTTTACATCAAAGTTTATGCCCCCGGTGGGCTCATTCGACATGTCCGCAGACCCAAAAAAACTCTCTGGTATCAAGACCCCGTTGACACGGATGCCGAACATGCACCCAAGGCTGTCTGGGCCCGCATCGCGGCCGATATTTACCTGTATGGACATCATCACCCATATGATGGTTGCCTCATTGGCAAAAAACGAAACCCTAAATGGAGTTGTCGGGACAGGAGGGGCCAGCGTAGACCTCTGCGCCGGAGGCTCAACGGCCCCAATTATTGACCAATTTGGGGTTGAGGGGATGTTGACCCCACCGTCCCAGGCGGTCTCTCCTGCCGGGTATACCGCGCCACCTGGGTTATGCGACGCGACCTCGTCTGCAGTTATCCATGCGCCCTTTGACGCCCCCGTACCGCCTTGCGGTAGAGTCTGGTCCTGGCCCCTGGTGTCCAACAGCTCAATGGCCACTCGCTCTTCTTCAACAAAATCATTGGACAAAAATGTCGTTGAGCCCGTTGTTGTGGCCGGTATGGCGCCAGACACTAAATTGTGTTCATTTAGCCGCCCCTGCGCTTCATTTACTGCGGGCAAAAATCCGTCATTCAAGTCATCAGACGAAATGACTCCAGTTGGGATTAGGTCTGCGTTTGGGTATCGCCAACTCATCTTTGCACCCTCGCGCCACCAGCTGGGTGTGGAATAAAGTCAAACGACATTCCAACAAACTCAATCTTTTGAGTGGCCACAATGCGGAACTTAAAGACCTCACAACTAGGAACAAAGACCTTTGCTTTGCACCAATACGGCCTTGTTTTTCTTATCGTCTCTCCACCGTCCAGGGCTGTAGAGCCCCAAAATGGAGGGGCGTCTTTGACGTTGTATAAAGACACTGTCTCTGTATGAATCAATGACTTTCGCCAGTCCCTGTATATCTCAACTGATAACGTCTGCTCTGCCGTCTCTCTCATCCACAGATACACTGTTATCGGTGTTTTAGAGTCATAATTTTTTTCGTTGAGAAGCCAGGTTGTTTCCAGGGCGTATTCCCTAGCCGCTGGAGAATATGCCGCAGCTGATACTGACCTATCCAACACATAGGCGGAATAAGGGGTCAGAACGGGCTCGGTTCCAGCAGATCCTGTTGCGAGCATGTATGCCCGATGGTCTTTTGTGACGCAAACGCTTGTCGCTTTAATATCAGACCTGGTCCGCCAGCCAGTAAATGGAGGGCGCTCGTCATAAATGAAGCAGGTGTTATTGTCCCTTGAAGAGTCCATTGGGGCCCAGCAGCGGTACTCTCCAGAGGTGGGATCTACATCACCTACAGCCTGCAGCGCCCTTGAAGGATTCACGTACTTCATTCGATCTCGAATCAATTCAGAGAAGTACACGACAGATCCACGATAATAGGCGTAGAAGCCCTCTTGGCCCAACCATATGGTTGTGCCGTTCTGGGTCGTCGCTACGCTGCTGGGGGCCACACAGCCCGCGGTGCGGCTCAATGTCGTAAGAGCAAAGCCCGTCTCTTGACTCGTGTCTGTGATTAAGAACGTGGAGCTTCTAGTGAAGACAAGCAGGCCTGCGTCCAGGGGCCATAGGCCGGTGATTTCTCCGCCAGACGGGTCTGGATAAATAAAATCATCCCGAAGAAGGGTGCCCCATCGGCCCGGCATTGACCACCTGATAAGTCCTGGGTCTGCGGGATCGTTCGCAAAAAACATCCGACCGAATGCAATCTTGCATAAACGGAACCGCTGCATGGGAACAACGTCTGGAGCCCTTGCTACAAGCCACCCATCGGGGGCGTTATCAGGATAAACCTCCGAAGAATTATCAGGGATAGTGGCAAAAGTAAGCGGGCCTCCCTGGGCGTAGCTTGGGAGCAAGAACAAGTCTGTTGCTGTTTCGCTATTCAGTATATCCCTTGTTCTATATATGTTTCTCCCGATTGTCTTTGCCTCTAGCGTTTCAGCGGAGTCAACGGAAACGTTTTGCCACGCGAGCTGCTTCAACAGGTTCTCAGGGACTTGGGCGTATGTTTTCTCCTGATAATTTACCGCCGCGCCATCATTAAAAAACTGGGGCTCCGCGGTGCTTTGTTGGGAGAAGTAGACCGTATCGCTTCTTGGAGACAGTGGTGACCAATTTCCATATTTGTCTACATATTGAACCGCGCCATTGTACGCTCCAGCCAACAAAAGGCCCGGCACAACCCCATTGGCAAGGGCCACCCCGCTCATGCTATTGAGGTTTTTAACGGGAAATAAGTAATCAGAGCCTTCAACCGTGGAGTCGGAGTAGGTTGTTCCTACTCTGGACTTGCCAAACGCCGTATGCATCTGCGTTCCGCCGCTCCAAGAGTTGAAAACGTTGGCGTCATGGGAATATCCGCCAGTATTGTTTTGATTCACCTCAAAGCGGTCACTATTTCCGGAGGTGTCTACTCCAGATATGCTGGTCGCCAACGTAGGCCCATAAAGGACGGGGGCGCCTGGCGGAGTGAGATACCCCAAAGGGGCAAAGTGCCCATCTTCGTCGTAGAACCTTGGCCTGGCGTCGTGCTGGCTAATAACCACAACCCCATTCGGGCACTGCTCAAACTGCGTCGGGAACTCGGGGCTCTTTGAGGGCCCATCAGGGGGCTGATAGACATACGAAAACTTCCACGCCTTATTCCACCCATTAAACTCAAGAAGGGCACGTGAAGTGACTCCGCTTACTGGATCTGTACCATAGGCGGTGGCCAAAACAACTTCTTTCTGGCCGTCTTTTAGGCGCCCATGAAAAATTCCATTCATCGAAGAGAATGTGGGCTGCGCATCTCCACCAATATATGAGGGAATAAGCGGAGCTGGACCTCGGACGCTTTTAAGCGTTCCTTCTTGCGTCTCATACAGGTTCTCTATCTCGGCCCCAAGTTCATCGGGGGCGAACAGCTTTCCTGAAACCGCGCGGACAAGCAGGGTGCTTGTCGCTTTTACCGCCCTGGGGTCCGACATTTATGAACTCGCTTTAGAGGATACCCTTCTTCTTGTGGTTTTTTTTGTAGTGCTCCTCTTTGCTGCGGGGGGCTTTTCTGCCTTTTTTTTCGCGGGGGTCGCCGCAGTCGGCTTGGGCTGGTCTATTCGGACCATATTTCCAACGGCCTCCGTTCCCTCTTCGATGGTCTGTCTGGCAAGGCCAAACCTTTGAATCCACCCATATGTTTTCCCCTTACGAACAAGGGTAGCCCAACAGACAAACTCCTCTACTCCACCGTCTTCTCGCTCAATGCGGTATACGGCCCCTGCTTTTAGTTTCGTTTCAGCCATCTCTTCTCCTTATTTGGGGCTATTCCACCACTGGCGATACCGGGCGCTTGTCCTATATCCTGGCGATGCCCTAGAAAGTCTTTTTAACACCGGGACAGCAGAAGACCTTAAATCTCCATACCTCTTTGAAAGGGTCAAAAGATTTCTATCATATCTGCCCTTGGCCAGGTGCATCATGTTGATATTTCCTTCTGTCTCATAGAGGAGTTGAAGGGAGCGATCAATAAGAAGGTCGCACGCCTCGGCATGAACATACGGGGCGTCAGTGTCGTTGGTTAGAGCCGCGGGACGCCGCACGCAACGCACCTCCACTTCATACCGATCGTTTGGTACAGGGTACATGCCAACCTGCATATATCCATGCGTGTCTCGCAATCTGCGATGATAATCAGGCAGAATCTGACCATCATCCACAAAGTATCCCTCGTTATTCTCATCTATGTGGATTTCAGAAAGAAGATAGAAACTATCGTCCTCCTCAATCTTATGCAGAAGGGTGCCCCCGGCGTCAGCTACGCCGACCGTGTCTGAAACAACCCCAAGTTGGCTGTAGTTCGTAAAGTCGGTTGAAACGCGCCTTCGATAAATTCGAATAAACCAACCGCTCTTATTCAAATGAGCTCGGCTAAACGGCGACGCTACGGCAGGGTCTGTCGTTGGAGCGGCCAAAAGATTCCAAAAGAAGCCCTGAATGTACTCAATGTTAGGAAGTGTGAGCCTTGCGGCCAGGCCGGGTACGATCTGATCTGCCCGATTCGTTGTCGTGACCTTCGCAGAAAGCGGGCTCGGAGCAGACTCCCACCTCGGCTCACGATACCTCTGCTTACCCCACCGGTCTCCCGCCCCAACAGCATCCCATGATTCCCCCACCTGAGAAAGGGGGTTTGTCGCATTGTACCCCCAATGGTGGGGCCCAGGGTTCCGAAACCAGGCGTCACGCGCGCCCCAACAATAGGTGATTTTATACTCGAAAACACCAGCTGGCTCTGGCCCGACCCATCCCCGCTTTGGGTTGGCCTGTGGATCGCTCCACTGCTCAACCCCAGGAGACACCGAGGGGGCGGGCATTTGATAATGCGTCCTTCGAAACAAAACCCGCGGAATACCCTTCGCCAAGTCGGTGTGCTTATCTAGGATGTTCTGACGCTCGGCGTCATCTTGCCCCAAAACGTGAAGCGGCCAAGAGTTGTTCGTCTTCCATAGCCTGGTACTGTGGACCTCGATAATGTCGTCCGGAAGAGAATACTCTTCGGTGTAAACCCGATAATTGAAGGGCCCCGCTGTGTAGGTCGACGTGTCCCACGGCACAAGAAGGGACATTTGAAGCATAAAAATTTGGTTTATCTGCTGACGCCAAACTGTTCGAATGACATTCCTGTGCCAAACGCCGCTAGCGTCCTGAATCTCAATAATTCTTCCATCCCAGCTCCTGTCTGACGGCCATTCCAATAGGCCGGGGGTGCCGGTATTGTTTTGGGCAACAACCCAAGAGTTTTCATTGGGAACCGCAGCGTCTGATTCAGTAACAAACGTGATGGTGTCCAGTGTAGAGGACGTAAGAGCGTCAGGCTCCGTCGCAAAACGCAAAATGTCTTCAAAGAACAAGAACGGGGCCTCAAGGGAAATAAGGTTGTATGCCCTATTTATGAATTTGTTCATTCTGGCGTCTGCGTCCGTGCTGTTCTTTGGCCCATAGTCAGCCTGCGCGTACATAGCGTCCCGAATGTCTTTCAAATTCATTCCCCACCTCTAAAAAAGGGGCGGAGGTCTACTGACTTCCGCCCCAAATTAAAACCACCGAAACTAGCCCCGGCAGTCTAAATTCACAACATCGGCCGCCAAGTAATTCCCAACGCCGGTCGCCCCAACCGCCAGCGCCGCCAAGACCGCACTGGCCCCCGCAGCTGCAGTTGTCGCTGTGTTGCCAAGGACACCAACTCCGCCAGTTACCGTTGCGCGGCCTTTCCGGAGAAGGAACCCAAAGCTATTCTGCGGAATAGCTACTTGGGCAGCACCAACGACCAGGTCGTCTTCGGCTGCACCGGACTTGGCTACCTCATAGGTGGTCGCGCCGCCGCCTCCGCGTGAGGCCATCTCACCGGCCGCCAGTGCTGCGCCAACATTTTTGACGTAGATATATGTTTTGTCTCCATATCCAGCGCCGACCGACGCGGGCTCTACATGGATAAAACCAAGTGGAGCCTGTGCTGCGGTCGAGACCGTCGTAATGGAGATACCCATTGCTGTTTTTGACATTTTTTCCCCCTACGGAATCGCGCCGCCGGTTACGGCACCGTTCGCGCGAAGCTGGTTGGTGTGGATGCCCATATTCAGGACGATTTCATATCGGAACAAATCCTGCTCCGGAATACGGAAGGGGCCGCGGACGGAAAAGTCGCCTTTGGTTTCCCGACTTGCGTTGTGGCCCAACGTGTATGCGTACCAGCAGGCGGTATTCAGGAAGTAGATAACTCCATCTGTCGCCGCTGCTCCCCACACCGCATTGGTGATGTCAATGGAGTCTTCAAGGTAGAAGTCTGCATCGAGAAACTTAACGCCACGACGAACCTGCTGTGGTGCCCGATCTCCGCCCTTGGTGGAGTCTGTTACGATTCGGACCTGCGCATCCAAACTATCTAAATAGTTAAGATATGAGGCCTCGTCTCCCAACATCAGGTCAAGTGGACCCATTGTTTTTAGTTGGCGCCCGCATTTGTAGTACACGTCCCGCATGGTCTTACGCCCATTCGACGCAGCAAAACCAGCGGCAGGAATATCAGCATACTGGTTGTACCAGCCGCTAACAGTTCCAGAGTCCAGTCCGAAACGAGAAACGCCCGCAGCTTCCTGCGCGACACGCCCCTCAAACCGGATTGCTCCCTGACGCGCAGCTCCATTAGGAGAGTAGGTTGTGTCGCCATTAAGCGAAACAAACCCGCCAACCCCTGTGCCTGTGCCTTGAGAGAATTGCTCGGCAATTCGCTCATGGAAGTCAGAAAGGGCCAATTCTGGATAGTGCTGGATAATGCGAGCAAGATCCATCTCTCCATTTGCCTCGGCCAGGTCTTTGCCTGGAACGTCGAACGCATAAATCAAACGAGGCGCATATGTGTCACCTCGATAAGCGTTCTGATTACGGCCGCCTGCAACAACCTCGGAACCAGTGACAATTTGAGTCACCTGTCCAGGGCCGCCAGTTACAACCGCAAACTCGCGAAACGGGCCTTTAAGGACACTGCGGTCCATATTCCCTTTGTTAATAATTCTATCAAGAACTGGATGCCATGTGGAAAACAGTTCTGAGTACGACGGCATGAGCTCTTGCAGAGCTGTTGCCAGAACGTCGGGACTAATCCCAGTTCCAACGGTGGGCATTTGCTATCTCCCTTGTGCTTGTTTAATTGCTCTACGAGCCACAATCAATCGTCTATCGTCCAGAGTGGACGAATCATTTAAGCTCATTTTCTCCTGATTAGGAGATGAGCTGGCGGTGGCTCCAGAAGTAATCTTCGCACCAGGACGAGGGGCCGCAGGAGCCGGACGGCGCACTGCGGTTTCTGCCAACCGAATCGCATAACTGTCGGGCACGCCATCGGACTTTGCTTTTTTTGCAACCTCCATAGCCTGCTCGCCAAGTTTGAGAAGTTGTACCGCCTGCTCGGGATCCCAGTCCTGCTCAATAAGAGCTACAAGCTGTGCGGCCTTCTCTTCATTCTGAAAAAACTCTTCATTCTTCGTGCGAAATGTCTCTGCGTACCTTTTCGCGTCATTCTCAAACATAGAATCAATATGGCTCTTATACTGATTGTATTCGCCCTCTAACTTGGCGTACTTGTCCTTGTAGGACTCGACCTCACCCTGATATTGGGCGATCCGCGGATCTTCACCACCAATAAGAAGCGCATCATTCAATTGGCGGAGCTGATCCAATTCAGAGTCAGCGTTTGATAACTTGGACGTGTAATCTTCAATTTGAGAAGAATACCTATTCTCAAAATACGAGCCTATGGGCCTGTAGGCCTCTGGCAATGAATCGACCTGGCCTTCCCACGCTTCAAAATCAAACTCGGGAAGCACCGGCCTGTCTGCAGCCGCTTCTTGCGTGCCTACTGCCGCTTCTGTCGTAACCCCTTCATTGGAAGAAGAGGCCGCTTCTGTTTCGGCCTGGGGCGCCTCTTGCGATGCACCCTCGGAAGGAGAAGAAGTGTCTATGGAGTCCACAGAGGCGACCTCTTCTGAAACAGTGGGTGTCTCGCTCATTACTTGCCCCTGGCTTTGTTGAGCGCCTTACGGGCTGACGAAATTCGAATTACAGATAGTTTTGCTGGACGAACGTTCATTCCAAGCTCTTTCTCAATAGACTCATGGTCGGTTGGAGGGCCCTCTTCTTCGGACTCTTTCTCAACAAGCTCCCATCCGTGCTCATCAAGAACGCTCCGAAACTCATCTACGGACTTAACTTCATTCAGAATATACTCCATCATCTCTTCTGGAGAATACTCTTTTTTCTCGCCCTCTTCTTCGGACGACTCTTCTTTCATGTCAGTCTCATAGGGCATGCACCCCTCCTGTTGCCACATACATTATCACAAAGACAAAGTCAATTCCCACGGGCATCCCGTTTTTCCTTCATTACTTTAGCCCGATCTTCATGGTCAACGAACCCCTGTTTACGGGCGCTGTCGTTGCAATGGTTCTTAATTCCATCATAAAAATCACGGTAATAAGAACTGTCTTTTGAAACCACTTTTGTCTCGGGATGCTTGCGCTGATACTCGCGCCATTGCGAATTGCTTTCAAATGTGCGGCCAATCTGATCAAACGCATAAGGCTTTGACACCGTTGGGCCAATCGTAGCAACAGAGCCAATCAGCCTCACAACAGCAGAGCCGCACTCACTGCACCGCAAATCTTCTAAATTTTCCAACAGACAAAACACGTCCGAAAATTTGCCACATCCAGCAGTGCATCTTGTGTCGTATAAAGGCATTATTCTGACCCCTCTTCTCGATAAGGCCTCGTTCGATCGCTCAAGAACTCCTCAATTAAATCGTCACGCCTCCCGAGCGCATCCATTAAAGAGCGGTCGTGTTCAATCGCGCGCTTACTTTGAAGTACATCACCATATACCCCCTCCTCTTTCATGGCTGCCAAGCTTCGCTCTAATGCTTGTACTGCGGCCTCTGCATCCCGTCGAAAATTCGGGGAAAGCTGAATCTGCCCTTGGGCTTCGAGGTCAAAGAGGCGCTTTAGAACATCAACCTGCGTATGTTCATTGCCGCCGTGTGACAGGTCTATCTTGTTGATCGTATCGTATGTTTTGTCCTGCTCCTTATAGATACCGCTGAGGTGTTGATCCTGCTTATCTTCCCAAGACTTTTTCGCTTCCAGGGGAGTTTCACCACCAACTGGAGATGCAACAACACTACTCTCTCCAGTGTCAACAAAACCCAACGGAAGCTCGTCAACATCGCCACCAGCAGCCTCAAAAGACTCAAGGTCTGGATGCTGTTGCGACAGTTCTCTCGCCAGCCGCTTGCGGGCCTGACGAGGGGTTTCAGGGATGGATGTGCTTTCTCTTTCGTCGTCAGCCATTATTTATCGTCCTCTTTATACCAGGGGGGATTCGTCATTCCTAAATGCCATGGTTTGAGCGGGCTTTGGTGCGGAAGAGCCTCCCTGTCGCCAGCTTGTTCTCTCAAGAAATCAATGTGATCCGATAAAAGAGACTCTATCCTTTCTGGGTCACCTAATCCCTCCCGATTTACCCCCGCTTTGTATCTTTCTGCATACTCAATAACATCAGGGCCAATGTCATAGAATTTCTCTAAAAACCGTCGCTTTGCAACGTGCACATCCGGCCTCTGCTCAACATCCAAGTACTCCTGTTCAACATCACTCAAGGCTCTTGGTGAGCGCCCCTCTGCCGCCATCCATCTATTAAATTCACGCGCGCGCCCTCTTCTCCAATAATCAGAATAGTGATCTTCGTACCTTTCCTCCCCGCCTCCTTCCCCAGACACTCTCTCGCCCAGTTCCATCCGGGCCCGCTCTTCTGGCCACTGGCGTAGGGCCAGAGGCTCCCGCCCAGGGTCGTCGACGCGATACCCCTCAGGGGGCGCCATTGTTCTTAATAGGTCTGGATGGGACTTCCTGGTATCATACCCAAACGCATGAGCCCTGGCGTCCTCTTCGGCCTTCTCTGGCCTTGTATCTCCAAACGACCCTCGGTCCAATACGTTGGAGAGCTCCCACTGCGCAGCAGGCCCACTAGGGAGGTGCTGTCGGGGGTTGTCCAATGATCGCTTTAGGGCGGGGTTCTCCTGGGCTTTAGTGGGAAACGCCATTCCGCGGGCATGTGGGTCAGAAAGCTCCCGCGCCAAACGACGCCTAGTGTCGCGTATCCTAAAGATCTCAGGGGGGTCTTCTCTTTCGTCGCCAGCCATTATTGCTCCAACATTCCACGTAGATCATTAGGTAAGGTGTTGCCTGCCCCGCCTGCCTCCATGGGCATCGGTGGGGGCTCAACCCCAGGGGGCATTCCGCCCGTGGCAATTGAATCCGGTGACGCCTGGTTCAACACGGCAGCTCCCGGTTGGGGGGCGCCCTGCGCCTGACCAGCCGCCTGGGCCTGTGCTGCCTGCAATTGCTCTGGAGACACCATGATGTCGCGCATGCTCAACAGGTCCAACAGCTTGGCTATAAGGCGGTTCTTGTCTACCATCGGCGATTGGGCCAATATAGGCAAAAATGACTGCATATTACGCAGCTGGGCCAACTTGTTATTCTCTGCAGGAGAGTAGGCGGACGCCTCATAATCGTAGTCATACCCTCCGATTTCAGACGTTCCCATGCCCTGTTTTGTTATCATCACCGTCTCTTGCGTGTCTCCCACCCTTGAAGGGAGCTCGCTTGAGGGGTCCAGCAGTTCTTCAAACAGCGCCATCGCGTTCTTTGATAGAGCTACGATCACATCATTAACGGCCTTGATCCTTCTTCCGTTTCTCGTTCTGGTCGCCGAGTCCGCCAACGCCACCTCTGTCGCAACATCCGTGACTCCAACAACTCCACGGGAATACTGCGGCACGCCCAAAACAAATTCAATTACCTGTTGCGCCCTTGAGCGCATCTTGTCGAAACTAGGAGTCAGGCCCGGTTGGGGGGTTGAGCCAAACAGGTCGCGCAAAGGAACATCCGACTTACCCTGGACGTTAACCACGGAGCCGGGCTCATTTGCGTCCCTAATCGCTGTCTTTACGATTTCAGGGTTATCTACAAGTCCGCTTTGAATCAGCGTTATAGGTATAGAGGTTTGAGCGTGCCACAGCTCAAGCGTATCCAATTCGTTAAGCCTCTGTTGCAAACTGGAAATAAGGGCAATGTCTGAAAGGCCCGCCAGGTCTTTCATATTGTCATTGAACTGCAGCATTACAAACGGGTTCTTGAGATGAACATACGGCAGCTGCCCAGTAAACAAGGGGGCGTCTTCACCGGCCAACAAATGGTAATACTTATCGCCTTCAAAATCGTAGAACTCATAAACGGTCACCCAATTGTAAACGTCCCTTGAGGCGTTGTTTACCATGCTTTGGTTTCCGGTCACGTCTTTCAGCCAGCTCGGGTAGCCGCCAAACGAAACGTTTTCGGCTGTGGCTCTACTATAAAAGCCCCCTTTTTTTCCTGGCTTCTTAACCCTTTTCTTAAACTCCGCCTTTGTTAGGACGGTCACCTCAACAAGATAACGAATGTCCTCAAATCGCGTGGCTGACATATCAAAGAACACATAGCGTGGATCGACATTCAAAAACTCAACCGTAGAACGCTTGAAGTTCCAAACAGACTTAATGAATCCGCGGCCACAAATGGACGCCCCTATGCACAACTTCCACAGGTCAGCATGAAGGTTCTGGCGATAAAACACGTCGTTAATCAGCGCCTCTCGCACCCGCGCCTGCTCCGCGTTCTCCCTTCTTCTCGCAGTAACTGTAACCTTGGGGTTCGTTGGGCAGACGTTTGCAACCATCGTATCTATATAGGCATACGGATAATTGGTCTCAAAATTGACTTCGTCATCGTCAATCCCAACCTCTGCGGAGAAGGCACCAGAGGGGGCGTCGTAGTCTTTTTGCCAATACTCCCCAAGATACCATCTGCGCCAAGAGTCCCATCGCTGACGCTCCCCTCCGGCCTTCGCCTGGTGCGTCTTTATGATTCCCTGTATCTG